ATTCTATGCCAATGTACGCATCATGCCCGCTGTGTTTTGTTCTAAAACTCAAAGAGTTGTTTTCACCTATGCAAGCACGCCATCCACCAGGGAGCAATGGCAACTCAACTTTGTTTATGTAATCAACAACATCATCAATTGTACAAATTTTATCTTCTAAACCTTTTAGTTTTATTGTTTGCTTGATGCCATCAATTGTAGCATTACCGCTTCCAGAAACAGTTATGTATAATTGTGGCGAGTACATGTCAAATGAATAAGATTCCTTCCCCTCTCCGGTTAATTCGGCTGGGGACATGGAATCGCATAGTCCGGTAGCTCCCCACGGACCATATAAAGCATCCTGTACAGAAACCAATTCCAATTCTGATTTGTTTTTTAACACTGTTCTTACGGCGATATATTCTTCATCGTGAACATAGAATTGAATTCCATCTCTGGGCGTCAATTGATCGTTTAGTTCTAATACTAATTCGGCGGCAGACAATGGTTCATCTGTTGCCAAAACAACCAAAGTTTTTGGCGATAAAATGCCGTTTAATTTCCATCGAAAGAATTGATTGGTCTTAAAAAAGTAAGGCTCTTTGTTCTTCGAACAAACTCTTACTAAATTATCTGCCCCTGGAACCGGAACAGAAGCGGTTTTGGCCACTGACGGATCAGCAGCACGATAAAAATATATTTCGCTTAATGTTAGAAAAGATTGTTCTGCTGCATAAGCCATGTAAGACTCCCCTTCAGGAGAAGGGGGTCCAAAGATTGAGACATAGCTATCAAAATCTCTGATTAGAACTGGTGTATTGATTGGGCCTTTAGTTGCGAAGCCAAAAATTGCCGCCCGTTGGGTTTTATCCTCTTTTTTCTTAGGACTTTCTTTTTTTGCTGGAGTCCCAGCACCCAATTTGTTTTTCTTCGGAAAGCCTTTTAGTATACCCATGTTTATCACTACTTGCTAATTTTACTTACGCCTTTTTCCAATTCTGCTATCACCCTTTTAAGTTCCTCATCGGAATATGCAGACATAGCAGCAACATCCTCTGGCATGGGAACCCTTGTGATAGGTTGTGGAATGTAGCTCTTAGCAGTCATGGTGAATTGATATTTGAAAACACGAGTCTTGTTGTCTCCTGGCTCTATATCAAGATTGTTGGCCTGACCGTCTAAGGTAACAATGATTTCCCAATACACTCCACGCACTCTTATGTATGCAACCGGAGAAAATTTCAACATTACCTGTTCTGCGATTTGATCCATATCTTCTTGATATAAAGTCCACGCATAAAGTGTGTAAGTTATGTTGACTGGAATGCCTCTTGTTACTCCAAAAACAGTATCATGTTCGAACTTTTCACGCTGTTGGAACCCTGCCGTTCCAGCAGGATCAAGCCAATACAAAAAACTCATTGCTTGTTGGTAAGTGAATCTTGTTTGATCGAATGCGTATCCGCTGGCATAAATTGCCATGATTGGTAATCTGATTCTGTCTACAACCAAGCTGTTGTCTTTTCTGAAGTTGTCTTGCAATAAAGCAGCTACTGCTTTTTCTTGGCTTGCCCAAGTTATGGGTACAATGTGTGCTTTGCCCTCTTCATCTAAAACATGGATGTTTCTAAACAAGTCCAACATGGCTTCATTTGCGCCACGCAAGGCTCTGCTATAACGATAAACAACATTGCGATTAGGCGTATCCAAATCATTGATAATTTGTCCTGTCATCAATGGATCACAGTTGCCATGTTGACCAATGCCTAATTTTGGTCTTCCACACGGTCTAAGTTTCCAGTCAAATGGCGGGTTTCTTTGGTCATTAAATACGCCAACTCTTTTTTGAGATGGCCACTGATCGTCGGCGCACTCTGATGGCACCGGATCAATATTTACGCTATTGATTGTTTCAGGAACTTGGCATTCTTGGTCTGTGAATGAACGCTCGTTGTTTGCATCTTTCATATTGGTCATGAAATTACCTCTGATTTATTTTAGTTATTTGAACAAGAATCCTTCGTTTAATTTGAAGTCTGTTGTAGGCTGAGTAACCTTGCCCTCGCCAGTAGTAACAGACTCTTGGAATCTCTGACACATCAGAATTAATCTGATTTCGCCCCACATTTTGAATTCTCCTACGGCTCTTTGCACGACCACCCAATGTTCTCTCTTGTGCGGGGTAAACAGTCTACTCCCTAGTTTTGGTGGGTGTCCTATTGTTTTTAGTACCGTTCTGTAGTTGAATTCAAATTTCATCTCATCTGGAGCATCTAATCCAAATGCATTCATGTAATTCTGGGCTGGGATTGGTTCATAGAAACCAAAAAGCTTGTAAGGCTTGTCTGACCATATTTTGCCACGATCCTCACGATAAAGTGGGTCTATGGTTTGTCTTTGAAGGAACAACTCGTAGTAAAATATAGGGCTACCACCAAGTTCTATCACTTCAGAGTCCCATTGACTAAACAAACTCTGTTCTCGACTCTCTGGGTCAAACTGTTGCAAACTACCAGTGGGTTTATATGGTGTGCCGTCGCAATTGCGTATCATTTATAGCTCCTTCAATCTGGATACATTGTATATATTGGACGAGTTTTCAAAACAAATAAGTGATATATAACCCTATGCCGATTAAAAACAAAGATGGCACTCTTTTTAAGCTAGAGAGTCCAAACCCTATTATGTCTGAACAGATGCTTTGGGAAAAAGATCAAATGATTATTCATAACATGCCCAAGTTTGGTCAACCAGTGGTAATGAAAGATTCCACAGAACCTGTTAAACAGGCTTTCGACAAGATGCCCATCGTTGGTAAAATTACAGAGCCAACCCAGGAACAAGAACTACCAACTATTGTCAAAACCACAGAGCCACCAACTGTTGTCAAAAAAGACATTCCAGATATCGTGGATAAGTTGGATGACGATGGGATTACAACTGTAATGGAAGGAGAAATAGATGTTTGGTGCCTTCCGGCTAAATATGTTGAAGTTGTTGATTCAATTTACGATCAAAAGTATAAAAAGTTGAAATACGGTAACAAATTTATCTTCCAAGGATATCTCATAGAACAAGCTGATCTTTTTACTATAATTTGGACTAAAACCAAGGCCGTTTCAGAAGGGTCTATTATTTATCCAAAGATAATGGATAAAAGATGGTGGCGAGTTACTGGCACGAAAGAAGAAGAGGGCGGCTACTTGTTATACGCAGAAATTACTGATTACCATCCGAACTTTTCTGAGTGATGTTCACTCGGATGTTCATTTTTTCTAATTGAGTTTTGTAATCATTCACAGCCCTCATATAACCAGCTTCATATATGTCTGCAATCATTTTTCCAAATGAAGACATGTCTTTTTCAGTAATCAATTGATGAACGGCACGTTCAATTGTTTCTTCGTAAGCCATGTACTTGCTTTCCAGAATTTGAGCAATATATTTTTTTATTGCTAAACTTCTGGGAGCTTGCATTAAATCCATCCAATTATTTGGTTTTCTTTCTGCCATTCTTTTTCTTCTTTTTCTTTTCTTTAGGGTCAGGACGTAGATCGCTACAAGCTCCTAAAACTTGATAGTCTGGGCCTCCCTTGCAGCCATTTAATATAGCGTCAACAGATGCGCCTATCGCCATTTCATCTTTTTTTGCCAACCATTCTCTAAATGTTTTCATATTTGTTCCGCCAATTGTCCCAACTTAACCAGCGCCATCAGTTCATCAACTGGAATTTGCTGTTTAGTTTCTCTTCTTTGATTGATGCTGGCTCTGAATTGCTGCACCGCTGTTCGGAATTCGTTTGCAACAGCAGACAACTCTGCTTTTCTTGCAACAATATCTTTCCAATTAGTTTTCAAATCAGCAAACAAAGCTGTGATATTTGTTGCTGCGGATTTTTCAGGCTCTGTAATATTCATTACAGCTTTTGGATTCTTTTTCACACCACTTACTGGCACCGTCCCCGAAGCAGCAGTTGTTGTCGTCGCCGCAGGAGCAGCTTTCTTAGACTCTGCTGGCGTGATAAGACCTGTGGCTTCGATATCCGTGATAGCTTTATCTTGAGTTATTGGTGTACCATTATATTTGTTGATGCCCATCCAAACTCTGACAATCCACTTGGATAAAATTTGTTCACCTTGATGTTGTAGTAATTTTCCAACAAGGTTTTTCAGACTCATGTTGGCAAAATCATCTATACTCATCTCTACAGGATATTTAATGGTTCCAGATTCAGGGTCTGGCAACGGTAGTGGCACATCTTCCCCGCCACTAAGCACTCTTTCCCAGAATTCATCCATAGCTGTGGCGAACTCTGTTTCCATGCTTGCGGTAATATCGGCACCACTGACATCCTTGCCCTTCATGGCAATGGCTTCTATATCTTTATCGCTTACGTTGCCGTATAGGTCTGGACGCATTTCGACAAGCTTGTCTTTCAATCTTGCTTTAACAAGCTCTCTTGATTGTCTTTCAAGCTCCTCATCGTTGTTTACACCTTTGCCTATAAGTTCTTCAACAGCCTGATTATAAAGCATTTTTAGTGCTTCTATTTCAGTCTTCATTTTATCTCTTAACTTATCTGCCATGCTCGCATAGGTTCCACCAAGTTTAGCCTGAATGATGTTTCTTCTTGTGTCGAAGAACTTATCAATTTCGTGGTCAATTTTTGGAACGTTCCAAATTAATCTGGCAATTGGGTAGGTAACTGCTCCAGTTTCTGGGTCTTCAATCGGTTCTGTCGCTGGGTTAAGTTGCAGTCTTCTTGTGTACCATTGTCTTAGGTTTTCCGAACCCATTCCTTGCTGCGCCAAGTTGCCAGCCATGCTAGTTGCGTCAGCACCAGAACCCATAGGGGCATCAATGCTAACAGTAGATGTTCCCATCTTTTCACGTTGGCGACGGCTACCAATATCACCGAAAGCTGCCTGCGATAAGTCTTTAGCGAAGTTAAAAGCGTAGTATTTTCTGCCGTCTTTCAACAATTTTTCATCAGCTTCTGGATTAACATTATTCAAACCCAATTCAGCATCATAAACACCCATTTTAGGGTGGTTGATGTTCATAACCATGAAAGCTGCCGCTACGTTTGTTAGGTCGGTCTGGATTTTATCCAGAACATCAAGCACAGCACTGTGAAGCTTGCGGCCTTGCGTTGCCCATTTAATAAAGTAACTTACGCCTTTATCGGCATCTTCCCAAAAGATTGGGAAATACTTATCGGCAACAATCTTCATTTTTTCAGGCGGTAAATCTGCTGGTACTATACCTCTCTTTGTTTTATTTGGTCTAAAACCAACAGCATAGTTCAATTCACCAGCGTATGGGTCTTTTTTACCACTACCTCTTGAAGACTTCGCATAATGCAATCCTGTTCTTTGATTCTTAATTAAATGCGCACGCTGTTCTGGAGTTAGAATGTCATAATTACGCAAGAGATTGGCCAGATCATCAACTTGACCAGCAGCTTTGGCTGCTTTGCATTTTGCTTCAACCTCCTGCCAAGGAGTATCCCAGGTAAGTCCTTGTCCGCACTTTGAAATATCAAAGCCCGATCTTTTTGCAAATACTCGTCTTTGATCTAGCGACAATTGAACTTGAGGAAGAATTTTGCCTGGAAGAAGTACAGGGATGCTATATTCTCTTTCTTCAGCGGTAGATTTTCCTGCTGCGTTCACCCTTTCATATTTGATTTTCTTTTTATAGGTCGGCAGACTCAAAGGCCAGACCTTGCCCAAAATTGATCCGCTTGGGTGTTCAATCTTGGAATCATCTGCTTTGCCTGTGTGTCCTGGCCAATCTTTGTTTGCCACTGTGGGGGTTGTGCTGTGATCTACAGTGTGTTCCTCGCCGGTATTTGGGTCTTTGATTTTTGTAGGGGCTTGACCTAATAATCCCAATGCTTGTGCCCTAATCCAGTTGCCCATGTGCGTAGAAGCACGGACAGCCTGCAATACGCTCATTCCTTGGAACGAGTGTTGTGCAGCTTTTTTCATTTCTTTTCTTTTTTTGGCAATATTTGTAGCGTTTCTTTCTTGGTCAGGTGGAAGATTAATTTCTTCATCTGGAAGCGCATCGAAATATTCGTCCGGCACTTCCAAAGGATAGGTAAGGTCGAAGTCGTGCAGACCATATTTGTATTTGCTTGGGTGCGATGGATGGGTTGCATCTTTTTGGTCTGGATCAATTTCATCTAAACCAGGGTCATCCTGACTTATTACCCCAGGTATTGAGTTGTGTCCTTTGTGTGTTCTTACAGGTTTTTCCAACTTCTCCATCAAATTTCTGAATCCGACATATACATTACGGAAAACTACTTTGGAACCATCTTCATCGTAAAACTCTAGGGATGCAACCTCATTAGGCACAGCTTGCAAACTATGTTGCGGGTCTTCCATTCTAATTTGTGCAGCACGCAGTAATCCAAGATTGTATCTGTACTGAATAGCTCTTGTCCAAAACTCAGGCGGGAATTGACTTAAATATCTCCAGTCATCCTCATCCCAAAGGATAGGAGCCTTTGATTGATTTCCAGCGAATGCGTACTTTGCTTTCTTTTCTCTAGCTCGTGCCTTGGCTTCGAAAAGTTGATCGAGTTTCCATGCTTCCCAATCGTTTTCAAAAAAATCTACGAATGAAAAAGCTTTGATCGGTAAATTTTTCATATTGTATTATACCTTGCAGCTTTCAGAACTTCTTATCATATATACTTCCACTATGGGAAATTGTGGTTCTAATACTTTATTTATTAGCCGTCCTACCAAAGATACATTTGGTATGTCCTGCGCTCCTTGTATTGGCTTAACCGATCCAGTTGGATGTGGGAAAATCGGCAAACGTGCCAGCAGAACAAAAGTCCGTGAACAAATCAAAGACTATGTTTTATTAATGCTCGGCGCTCCAGTTGTAAAAGTGGAATTGGACGATCAAAACGTCGATGCCGCTGTTGATCTAGCTTTGCAGGTCTTTGAAGACTACGCTCCTCGTGAATATTTCAATTATTATGTGTTCAACACCACTCCAGGCAAAAGTGTTTATACAATGCCTGCCGATGTTGGATTCATCAGAAATGTCTTCTATAAAGAGCAACCAAGTTTGCAATTTAGTGCAAATGATCTTGGTGGTGCCTTGCCGATAGAATACTATTATCCAGGCGGCTCTTATGCATCTATACAAGGTGGTTTGTTAGACCCAAATCAGCCAATTTATGGTCGTATGGGGGAATGGGTACTTTACAAACAGTATGAACAAATGTACAACAGGCTTTCAAGCCAAATTGGTGGCTGGGAATGGGTTGATGGTTATTGTAATATCAAATTATATCCTATTCCCTGCCGTTGTTCTGCTGTTATAGTTCATTACTTGCAAAAAAAGCCGGACTTCAAACAAGTTACGCAAGCTATGCAGGAAGGGGCTTTGTGTTTTGCTAAGATAATGTTGGGTAGAATCCGCAGCAAATACAAGAGTCTTCCTGGCCCAAATGGTGGTGTGCAGCTTGATGGAGTTGAGCTTTTACAGGAAGGCAGGGAAGAAAAGAAAGAATGGGAGGAAAGATTGATTTATAGATTTGGTGACATACCTCCTATTACAATGGATTAAGGTGCTAAATGAAACAGTTTGCAGAACATTTACAAGAAGAGAATCTAAAGAATCTATTTGGGGAATGCTTGTTCTTCGTAGAAATGGTCCCAACTGCGCTTCATTCCCTGCAAGAAGCAGCCGATAGCACACGCTATAGTGTAGAAGTTAATTTCAGAACCACGCCAGACGAAACGCTTGAAGCTTATTCTAAGATTGCTTTAGGATATGTAAGTGCCGGATTGAAGCAACACAACTTCCATGTCAAGCATGTGTATACCGAAAAACCAGTGAGGATACTTGTCTCTTCCCGCAATTGGGATGACGGCGAGTGGGTTGTTGTAGTTTCTTGGAATCCAGAACACAAGTGCTTTGTTGTTTCTAAGGGATTTTTTAACAAAGATCGTCACACAGTATCAGTACAAAGCAGCGAAAAGTGTAAAGGTGAAAACGCTTCTGAGATAACCAAGCATGTTTTTAACATGATGCATGATTTGAAAGGCAAACCAGATCGTCACCAAGAAAAACTCAAACCAGTTCCGCTAAAAAGAGGGCCGAAATCATAATGTACCATCGTATTGGCAAAGGCGGCAAAAAATATTGGGGCAAGAAAGGTGCTGGTATTCTTTTTACAGATGGTGAAAAAATTCTATTGCTCCGAAGAAAAGGCGGTGGTGCTGCCGATCATGCTGGTAAGTGGGGAATCCCTGGAGGGAAAACTGAGGGGAGTGAGTCCCCTATTGAAACTGCAAAACGTGAGTGCAAAGAAGAGATTGGCGGCTTTGAAGGAACAAGAATAGCACAATTTGACGAAGTAGATGGACATCACAAATTTACAGTTTTTGTTTTCAAAATAGATAAGCCTTTTAATGTTACAATAAGCGAAGAACATGATAAAAGCGAATGGATACCGATAAGCGAGTTAAGGGATTATCCCTTGCATCCTGAGTTTGAAAAACATCTACCTTATTATCTGAAAGCCATTAGACAAAAAATAAGCCACTCTTTTTCTGAGTGGCTTATTATTAGAAACGCCTTTTAGTTGTTACTCAACAAAAGCCAATTCACGGATTTCATCAAACGAATTATCCACAAGAAGCTCGCCGTCTCTGAACACTTCGGTCAGGATATCATCGCCAGCTTCGTTTTCCTTGACGGTAACGAGTCCCGTTGGGGACTGCACCAACTTCAGCCTGCCACCTTTTGAACGCTTATTCTTGTCGCCAACTGGATTTTTGAACACAGGGCGTTCTTGTCCATTGACCACGATAGAAGAACATTTGAACGCAAACCTCAAAGTATCTCTGTGCAACTTCTGCAAAAGGGCACCGCCAGAACCGAAAGCGATGTTCTCTGAAGCAAACTCATCAGAAGTAACTTCCAGAATTCGATGCATACTTTGCAGGTTAATCCCGTCGCCCTGGATTACACGGACTTTTGGATTCAATACTTTTTTCTTTTTAGCATTCAAAGTAAAGCCAAACTTTTGTGCTAAAACCTGTAGTGTAGAAAGCACAACCCTGTCAGGCTCTCCAGAATCAGGACGAACCACAAGTGTTCCATCACGATTCAGCACCTTATGCTTTAATTTATCGCCCCACAAGGTATGCAATGCAAACCCCAGATCGTAGCTATCGCTAACAACTGCGACCAATCCAGTTGGGTACTGATCCAACATATTTTCGTATGCTTTGAGTTCGTTTTCTTTGCCCCAAGATGTAATGGTGCTGTGTTCTGCTGCTGGGATGCTATATCCAGCCATTGGGCAATTATAGTAGTCACGAGCGACCAATAGTCCAGCTACAGTGTCTGTGCCCTTGAAGGAAACTAGGTGTGCTGCCCCACCGACGCCAGCAGTTTCAACCGAAGACACGCCACGGAATCCGAAGTCATGCAATTTGAAATCAATCAACGACTTATCACTTCCAGTCTTGTCGAAGAAGTTCAACAAGATCATTTTCATTTCACGGCTTTGTGTTGCAACAGTAGAGCCATACCACACCTGTACTAGCAGTGTTTCAAGATAGTTCGGCAACCAGTAGCAAGCCGGATCAGTGTTTTCGATTGTCATCAACACGTTGCTTCTTGGTACAACTGTACCTTCTGCAACTGCTTTTATTGATACTGGAAGCCTGCCGCCGTGCTTGTTAAGGATATGTTCCCAGCCCGCACGGTTGAATAGGTCTTTTCGCATGAAGTGTTGGGCAAAGAAATCTTCAGCTTCATCAATTTTTTCTTTGGTCACAACTTGGCCAAGCAAGTATTCTTTTAGATAATACTGCAATCCAAAGAAGACCACATTGGGCATGTGCATATCATCTGGCAGTCTCGATTCAAAATAAGAATAGACCTTTTCCGTCCCAGGCGGGTATTGCTTCCAGTGAGTGACTTTGTAGCTATCGGTCAAGGTAATAAGATTAGGTGCTTTCATTTTGTCTCCTCGTTTATCAGCGACAACAGAAGCTTCATGTCTTCCCACGCATCCTGCTTCGCTGACGGGTTTCTTAACAGGTAACTTGGGTGAAACGTGCAAATCACTTTGCTTCCATTATACACATGGACCCGCCCACGAAGGTGAGAAATCGCTTCGTTTGTGGCTAAAATGTTTTGAGCAGCAACCGTTCCAAGACAGACGATGTACTTGGGCTTGATTATCTTTAACTGTAAGTCCAAGAAAGGACGGCAGTTAACCGTTTCTGATTCTTTTGGAGTTCGATTGTTTGGCGGTCTGCATTTCAAGATATTGGCTATGAACGCCTGTTCAGGAGAAAAGCCGACAGCGGTAATTATGTTTCTTAACAACTGCCCAGCTTTTCCGACGAACGGTCGTCCTTGTTCATCTTCATTCTCTCCAGGGGCTTCACCTACAAAAACTACGTCGGCATTTGGATTGCCTTCCCCTGGCACTGTTTTCTTTCTTGAGCAAGCAAGCTCTTGACACTTATTGCAATCGGCTATCTTCTCAGAAAGAGCAGTTAGCATTTCTAGCTTATTCATTATTGCCACCGTTCTTCCGATTTCTCCGCAAATTACTGTGTTATAACATGGAGTGATTCTATGAAAAAAATTGCCATTATGCAACCCTATTTTTACCCATATGCTGGGTACTTTGAACTCATCAAAAGCGTCGATGTGTTTGTTTTCCTAACAGATGTTCAGTATATCAGAAGAGGCTGGATGAATAGAAATCGAATTAGATCGTTCCAAAATGATTGGCAATATATCAGAGTAGGTGTGAAGAAGGCACCACAAGAGTCATTAATTTGCGATATGCAAGCAGAAATTGGTTGGTTAGATGAACTGAACAAGACTCTTTTGCATGTATATGGTAGCACCATAACAGATCATCCGGTCTATAACGACCTCCAGCAATACGAAAAAGAAACTGATTTATGCAAAATTCTTTGTAAATCCGTGGAGGCAACCTCTCGCTATCTTGGTATAAAAACTGAATTTTTAGACAGCAGATGCTACAGGACTGTCCACGCCAACAATCAAGATGGTATACTAGAGA